TCCTCGTAACCGAAGTCATATATCGGCACCGCGTGGAACTTCTCGAGGATGCTTAAAACCTCCGCCGGGAAGTCCCCTTTTGTGGCGAAAGCCTGGAACGCGCCGCGAAGCGTCTTGTTCTGCTGCGGGGCCTGCATGAAGTGCTGCAAGGCTCCCACGACCTTCGCGCGGCTGGCCCGGCTTTCAAAATCCACCTTGGTCCAGTCTGCTATAACTCTGCCTTTCATAGAATTGCCTCCTGGTGTTGAAACGTCAAAAAACTTGCTTGATCCCTTACGCCGCGACTTCTTACGCCGCGACTGCGCCGTTCAGATCGATCTCGACCTCTGTATCGGTCGCCCCTGCGGCCACAAGGCACCTGCCGCAAAGCGTGTTGCTCGTCGAGTCGCCCGTGACGGCAGCGCTCGCCGCCTTGTAATACACCTTCGCGCCAGCCGCGATGGTCTTGCCCGTCCCCGCGACCTTCGGGACGACGATCTTCGGGGCCTTGTAGATCAATACGGCCTCCTCGCCGGTTTTGGCCGCTTCCACGATCACACCGACCATGTCCTCGACCTTCGTAAGCTGTCCGGCGGTATATCCCGGGGACGGAGCCTCTTCGATCTTCATCGACTCGCACTCCGACAGCGGGCACCTCAACTTCAAAGCTGTTTCGCTCATTTAATCCTCCTGTTACTGTTAAACATTTAGACCTTTCTACGCCAGCCGCTTAGGTCTTCTCTGCAAGCCGGGAAATTTATCTATTCATCACCCTTCGGGATGAAGTCGTTCTTCGTGGGATCGGTCAGCGCGTCCTTGTCGTTCGCACCACCCTTGCCGTCCGATGACGGGGCGCCGCCTTTGTCTTTATTCTCGTCATCGCCCGCGGCACTTTCGTCCGTCTTGACGCCGAACATCTTCGCCAGGTCGTCAAACTCCTTGAGCTGGGCCGTGACGAACGTATCAAACTCGCCCGCGAGCGCGTCGCCTTCCTTGTCAGACTTGAACTTGTCCAAGGCCTTTTCGACAAATGCCTTCTGCTTATCGTTAAACTTGCGCGTCTCGGCCGACTTGGTGAACAGCCCACGCACGGACGCGACATTGGCCTTCTCGGTGAGGGTCTTGATCTTTGTGGCGTTCTCATCCACCTGCTTCGTCAGGACTGTAACCTTCTCGTGCTCCTCGTCGCGCTCTTTCTCGATGCGCTGTGTGTGCTTGCGCTCGTTATCGATGGCCTTCTTGACCGGCGCGCTTGCCATGATCTCGCTGTCACTGAACAAATCCCCTACGGACAACTTGCCTTCGCGAATCGCTTCCTGAATCTCCTCTTTGGTAAACATTGTCGCTCCTCCTTTTTGGAACGCCTGGATCGTCCCCAAGAGCGTCGCCCCGCGAAACGCCGGGCGGTTCACTTTGGAGTTTCCAAGCGCAATGCCTGTTACGTTTTGAAAATCTATCGCCTCGTTCCCTCTTTTTGACCGCGTGTATTCGACATCAGCCTCAAAAGAAGCCACATCGAGCGGCAGGGAACGGAACTGCGGGTAAATATACGTTGCGACCAGGACAGAGAGCTTGTTGCCGACGGCCTGAAGGGTCTTGCCGACCACCTCGCCGATCGTCTCGCGGCCGGTCGTGTCGTTCGTCGCGCCGTGATTGTGGAACAGCGGCGTGCCGAGCGCGAGCTTGTTGCCGAGATTGACGATGGCGTCTTTCATGTATTGCATCGCGCGGCGCATCTTGACGCCAAGCCTGACCTCGGTTGCATCGGCCTGACCCTCGTGCCCCACGCAATAAACGCGAAACTCCGGGGCCTTATCTGTTGATTTGATCCTGTCAAGCGTGTCCTTCGGGATCATGTTGAGAATCTCGCTGTCAGCCATGTTTTGTATTGTTGCCCTGATATATGTCTTCATTGCCCCTCCGTGTCCTGTTTCAATCGCGCGGCAGACTCCTCGCGGGCCGCCATTTCGTCCACGATGCGCTGCGCGGCCTCCTTCTGGGCCTGCTTAACCTTCTTCGGGTTCACATCCGGAATTTTGGAAAGGAAGAAGTCCAGGTCGATGACGTTCTCGCGGTAAAGCGGCAGCCACACCTCAACCAGCTCGCGTATCTTCGCCTCGGTGACGGCGGCCACGGTCGCCTTGACTTTGCCCTCCTGGAGACCGCCGTTGCCGGAGATCGTCCCGGCCATGCGCAACACCTTGTCGAAAAGCTCCTCATAGAACCCGGCCCACATGAGCCGCTCTTTGTTCGTCGAGGCATTGATGAACTCAAAGAGGTCGGTCGAGACGGCGCGGTTCGACATCAGGTCCGGCAACCCCAGGAAGTGAACCGGCACGCCTGTCGCGCCGGAGATGATCTTGCAAAGCGTGATGATCTCCTTCTCAATCGAATCCTTACCGCCGTCCGTCATGCCAACAAGCGAAAACTCCGCCGTGCCACACAGGGCCTTGCCGATGTTCCACTTGATTTTTTCCAGGAATGCCTGCAATTTTGACGCTTCCTGCTCTGTCCCACATTTGAAATATGGCGTCGGCGCCGCAAAGAGGTGATTGATCTTGCGCCAATCGACGAGCGCCTTATCCAGGTCCTCCACATGGCGCAGCACCATGCCGCACTTCGGCATGACGTCGTTGACCTTATCCACGCGGCCGGCAAAGCGCTTATAAACAAACTCGTTGGCCTCAAGGACAACCTCCTTGCCTTCGCTCATGTAGGTCGCCTTGTCGTATTTCAGATAATCGTTATCCCGCGTCGTGATCTTGTAATTATTCGCCGAGTAAGAAATGAATCGGATCGCGATCTGCTTTTTTTCCGGGTCAGGGATCAGCCGCACGAGGCACCGCCCCTCGACCTCGGCCTCTTTGGCCAAGTCCTGCGGAAGCTCCTCGTTGAGGTTGTTGAATTTGACAAATTCTTCCAGATACTGATACTCCCGCGATTTTTTGTCAGCCTCGTTCTCGACCGAAAGTTTGAGGCCCTGGCCCATGATGAACGCCGAGCGGATGTCAATGATGTTGCGCATCTGCTGGTTGCCCCACTCGGCCGTGCCGTCGTATTTCTCCGCGATGGCCGTCACAGCCGAACTCGAAGAAGGATAAGGATTCCCGCGATACGTTTTGCTCGCCACGACGTCCGAAGACAGGATGTCCACGTCGTGCTGCAAAGACACAACCATCCGGCGCAACTCTTTGATGACTATCGGTGCTTTAAAAAGCTCAAACATTCGTCACCTCATTTCGGCATGACATCGCCCAGGGCGAACATGCCGCCATCATTGTGTTTGATGTACGGCTCCAGGGCATAACGCAACCCATCAGGCGCGTGATTATGTTTATCGACAGGGATCGGAAGAATCTCCTGGGTAATGCGGTCCTGCTTCCAGCGATAATTTTCAAAATTGTGCTTGGCACCTTGGCAGCGCGGATGAATGATGATCTTTTCAAAAGACCGCAAAAACGAAATGCCGTCTTCAACAGAGCCAGGGCCCTTCTCGGCACCCACGATGTTAAAGCCCTCATGGCGCTTGCCGTCTTTGCCGATGGTTGACTGAGATAGGAAGTTGATCGTGTCTGGCCGGGCAGAATCTGCGCGGATGGTCCATTTGTGGGCCTCAGGCACGGTCTCATAGGCCTGGTGTAGCTCGTTGACTTCGATGCCGACACCGTAGACCTCGTCCGGGATCCAGAGACAGTTGTCCTGAATAAAGCATCGACCCATCCACATAGCATCGACGGAGTAACCGAAATCAGAGCCATAATAAAATTGAACACCTTCGGGCGTGTCGAACTCTCTGACCTCAAATTTATCTTTGAAAATGAGAGCGTTGCTGTAGCCTTTGAGTTTACCGAGCCAGATATGTTCATAGGCGTCTGGATCGGTCTTCTTGCACCACTCCATCTCGCGGCGCAGGACTTCTGGAAAGTAAACGTTATCCGCATAACCAGTTTCCTCGATCGCCGTGTCCGGCGGCGTGTTCAAAATAAACCGCTGGTACGCGGGATCCGTTTTGAGCTCTGGGTTGAATGTTACGATGATCTCTGAGTTCTCTTTGCGGATCGTGGGGATCAAAACCTTCCATGATTCCTCGGACACCTTGTTTGCTTCTTCGACCCAGCAGATATCTATGCCCTCGGTCGACTTGATCTCGTTGATGTTGTGGCGCAGGCCCTTGAAGATAAATTCCGAGCCCGTGACCGAATAGATGCCCTCTTTCTGGATAATAAAATAAGCATCCAAGCCGAGCGCATGGATCCGGTCGCACAGCAATTTGTACACCGAGTCTTTGATCGAGTTCTGCTGTTCTCTGGTGCATAGGATCCTGAGCTTCTCTTGGCTGGCGCGAGTTAATAGATAATCTGCTACGGCCCAGCTCTTCTGTCCTCCGCGGCCGCCGAATAGCACTTTGTAGCGTTTGCCCTGGGCACCGAGAACCCTTCGGCACTTCTTCGACATGTACGTTCTTATGCAGATGCCTGGATTCATTGTTCATTCGGTTTTGATGGTTGTATTCTTGTGGCCGGTTGACTTGGATCTTCCGGGCCATCATCAAAAATAATCTGCGGAGGCGCCAATGGTGCGCCGCCTGGTCCTGAGAGCTCATGGTCTTGTTTGTCGCGATAAGCCGTCCCATCGTCTTTTTTATGATTGTTGATAAGAAGAAACTTCACGAAGCCGCTGTTTGTCTTGCCTGAGACGCCGGCTCTGCACAAAAAACCTTCCTGCTGCGCCATCATTTCTTCAAAGGCGTCGGAAAATTCTTCGCTTCGATCGCATAATTCTTTTCGTATGCACCTGTGAATCTTAGACTTGGCGCAAAACTCAGCCCAAATCGGAAATGGGAACTTAGTCATATAGTCCCGGAGCTTCACTGTCAATTCTGCGATAAACTCATCCGTATACTTTGACGGACCATCGGGACCGGGTTTTTGACGTTCGTTTTTATCCATCAGTTCCACCAAGCCTTCGGCAGATATCCCTGGAAGAGATACCGGCTCACATCGCAATTCACCGCGTTACCCAAAGCAAACCACCTGTTCACGCGCGAGAGACCTTCTGTCCATCCATCCGGGAATCCCTGAAGGCGCTCCGTCGGCAAGATGATCTTGTTGATCTGACGGTCGGGATCCTGCATGCGCAAATAAAGTTCTTTCACCGCCGCTCTTGTCTTGAGTGATTTGTCCTGTTCATAGAATCCTTGAGCAAACAAAAAGAGGGCAACCCACATCGCGATGGATTGCCCTCTAAAATTTTGTTTGTCCAGCCTGTGATCAGCAGGCCGAAATTTTGAGGCTATAAGATCAAAGCTCTTATGCTTATTTGCAGTCTATGACTTGTCCCTTGATTTATAACCTCAAGAAAAGTATATATCATATATTTCTCGATGAAAGTTTTATTTTTCTGCAAGCCCCCCTGATAATAAAACTTACGGCTTGCTGTGTGATTGCTCTTTCATCCATAATTGCGATTTGACGCTCTGACATGTTAAACCCAAACCTCCAAATAAGATATTTCGACTCTCTTTCATTCAGGCATCTATAGCCTAATACACGCAAAATCAGAGAAGGAAGACCGTTATTCATTTATTCTTCTGTTTTTCTTTCTGACTTTTGGACAACCAGATGAATATTATTCCAGCTTGGGAACCTTTTAC